TTCAACATGGCTCTGGGGATCGCTCGTCGCTATGAGAAGTTCCGCAAGATCCACATGCCCTACCAGTTGGATTTCCGTGGGCGAATCTATGCAGTTCCGCACTTGAATCCTCAAGGTGCAGACTTTCAGAAGGCCCTCCTGCGGTTCGCCAATGGCAAACCCTTGGGGCCTGAGGGTTGGAAATGGTTGGCTATCCACGGTGCCAACGTAGCAGGCTACGACAAGGCCAGCTTTGAAGACCGTGTCAATTGGGTTCAGGATAACGAAGATGAGATTATTGCAATTGCGGCTGATCCGTACAATCACCGAGGCTGGTGCTCAGCAGTGGGCAGTGTTGAAATTGACAAGCCCTGGCAGTTCCTTGCGTTTTGTTTCGAGTGGGCAGGTTTCGTCGAGCATGGTGAGTCGTTCGTATCAAAGCTGCCCGTGGCTATGGACGGTTCATGCTCTGGCATCCAGCACTTTAGTGCCATGCTCCGAGATGAAGTCGGAGGCGGTGCTGTAAACCTGGTTCCTCAGGAACTCCCTGCAGATGTCTACCAGCTCGTGGCCAACAAGGTCATGGAGCAGGTCGAGCACGATCTCCTGCATGGCACCGAGGACGAGCTGAAGCACACCGAAGCCGGGGTTGCCTACGTCAAGCAGGGCACCAAGGCCATAGCTGCCCAGTGGAAGGACTTTGGGATCACCCGCAAGGTGACCAAGCGATCCGTCATGACGCTGGCCTACGGGTCCAAGGAGTATGGCTTCAAGGAACAGCTCATGGAGGACATCCTGCGTCCCGCCAAGCAGTCCAACAAGCCCTTCCCCTTCCAGGGTGATGGCTACCAGGCTGCTCAGTACATGGCCAAGGCCATCTGGGTCTCCGTGAACAAGGTGCTGGTCAAGGCTGGCGAGGCCATGAAGTGGCTCCAAGGTGCCGCCTCTCTGGCAGCATCCGAGGAACTCCCTGTCCGCTGGTCCACCGCCGTGGGCTTCCCCGTGATGCAGGCCTATGCCGATCTGGAGAAGCGCAAGGTCAAGACCGCGATCAATGGGAAGCTGGTGTACCTGACCATGTACCAGGACAAGGACAATCTGGACCGCCGCAAGCAGTCCTCAGGGATCGCTCCCAACTTTGTCCACTCCTGCGATGCAGCTCACATGATGCTGACCGTGACCAGGGCCAAGCAGGCAGGCATCGACAACTTCGCCATGATCCACGACTCGTTCGGGACCACAGCAGGGGATGTCGAGCAGCTCTACCACACTGTCCGAGAGGGCTTTGTGGAGATGTATGGAGACGTGGATGTGATCGAGTCCTTCCGGGATGAGATTCTCCAGCAGCTCTCTGAGAAGAACCGAGAGAAACTCGAAGCCTTGCCTCAGCGTGGCAACCTGGATCTCTCTGAAGTAGTAAACAGCCGTTATTGCTTTGCGTAATCGTTTACCAATTGGCAATGGTTGCACAATTGGAATACCCAAGCCATCTAAAGGAACCCTATGACAAAGAAGATTATCTCCATGGTCTGCCACGATTCGACAGGTGGCACCGTAAACATCACTCAAGCCTTTGAAGATGGCTGTGGTTGGTCAGCGATTGCTTACCAGTTCTACACCTTCCTCGCAGCTCAGGGATACCCACTGGACCACGAGAGTGTCGGTGCGGATGTTGGATCATTTGTTCTCGCTACCGAAAAGGATTGAGATGTACCGTATCATTTTCCCTGACGGAACCTTCCGTATTGCCAACAGCATTGCCGAGCGAAACGCCATCATTGCTGAAATGAAAGAGGCCTACGCAGGCCATTACAACAACTAAGGACTTTATGAGTAAAGTTAAGAACCCCCGATACACGACCCCTGCAGGGATTGCCCAGTATCCATATTTGACCAAGCCGGACACCAAGTTTAATCCTGATGGCGAGTACAAGATCTCTGTAGAGATCCCTGGAGCAGCAGCTCAGGACATCGTCACCTTTTTGGATGAGCAGTTCGCAGCCTCTGTGGCCAAGGCCAAGAAGGAAAATCCCGGCAAGAAGATCAAGGAAGGTGATGTCCCGTACTCCGTCGATGACGACTCGGGCAAGGTCACCGTCCGCTTCAAGCTGAAGGCCAAGGTCACCCCCAAGATGGGAGACCCCTTCGAGCAGCGTCCCGCTCTCTTCGATGCCAAGGGCAAGCCCATTGGTGCCGATACGAAGATTGGTGGCGGCTCCAAGGTCAAGGTGGCCTACGAGCTGGTGCCCTACTACACCGCCATCGCTGGCGCTGGCGTCTCGCTGCGACTGAAGGCTGTCCAGGTCATCGATCTGGTCGAGTTCTCAGGTGGCGCAAGTTCCGAGGCTTATGGCTTCGGTGAAGAAGAGGGTTACGAAGCGGAAGATACCCCCGCTGCACAGAATGGCTTTGCTGAAGAAACGTCCGACACGGACTTCTAAGAAGCCACTCAGCACAGCTCAGGTCGGACTCAAGTACGGGTTCCGATCTGGCCTGGAAGAACGCATCGCAGAAGACCTCACCTCGAAAGGGGTGAGTTTTTCTTTTGAGGAACTGGTTATCCCCTATGTGAAACCAGAGAAACCCGCGAAGTACACTCCAGACTTTGTGCTGAACAACGGCATCATCATCGAGAGCAAGGGACGCTTCCTCACAGAGGACCGTCAGAAACACCTGCTCGTCCAGAAACAACACCCAGAGTACGACATCAGGTTCGTATTCAGCAACTCCAAAACCAAGATCAGCAAGCGTAGTCCTACGACATACGCCATGTGGTGCGACAAGAACAACTTCAAGTACGCAGACAAGGAGATTCCCGATGCTTGGCTGAAGGAAAAGAACAATGGCATACAAAGCTAATACAAAGAAGCGAGAGAAGACAGACTTCATCGCCATCCACTGCAGTGCGACAGGCAACCAGAACTTTGGTGCCTCGGACATCGACAAGTGGCACCGCAAGAATGGCTGGGCCTGCATCGGCTACCACTACGTCATCAAGCGAGACGGTACGGTGGAAGAGGGCCGTGAAGAGAGCGTGATTGGTGCCCATGTGGCCGACTGGAACGCAGTGTCCCTGGGTATCTGCATGGTCGGTGGCGTGAGTGCTGACGATCACACCAAGGCTGAGAACAACTTCACCAAGGCACAGTTCGAAAGCCTGAAGAAACTCTTGGTGGATCTCAAGGTGCGATACCCCAAGGCCAAGATCCAGGGTCACCGGGATTTCCCTAAGGTTGCTAAGGCCTGCCCATCGTTTGATGTGGCTGCATGGCTGAAGGTTGCACAATTGGACAACTAACCGAAAGATATATGGATAAGGACGAAAGTACATTTTTGCGACACATCCCTTGTGAGAACTGCGGCTCGTCCGATGCCAACTCTTTGTACTCGGACAATCACCAGTTCTGCTTTGCTTGCAACACTCACGTCAAAGGTGACGGAACTTGTGCAGAAACACAGCCGGAAAGAAAGAAAGCCTCAGGATTGATCTCAGGGTCATACCAGGACCTGATCAAGAGAGGTATCCGAGAGGACACCTGCAGGAAATTTGGCTACCAGGTTGGAGAGTACCAAGGGCGCACTGCCCAAATTGCCCCGTACTACGATGCGAGTGGAACCCTTATTGCCCAAAAGATCCGTACCCCGAGTAAGGACTTCCCGGTCCTAGGGGATACCAAGGGTCAGTCTGCTTGCCTCTTCGGCTCTCAGCTCTGGAACTCAGGCAAGAAGATCATTGTCACCGAAGGCGAGATCGACTGCATGACAGTCAGTCAAGTCCAAGGAAACAAGTGGCCCGTGGTCTCTGTACCTAACGGTGCCAGTGGTGCAAAGAAATCCATTGCCAAAAATTTGGAGTACCTCAACAAGTTCGAAGAAGTCATCTTCATGTTCGACATGGATGAACCCGGAAAGGAAGCTGCCGCCGAGTGTGTACAGCTCTTCGAACCAGGCAAGGCCAAGATCGCCACGCTGCCCTTCAAGGATGCCAATGAGTGCCTCCAGAAGGGTCAGCCTGAGGCCATCGTCAATGCCATGTGGAACGCCAAGGCCTATCGCCCTGACGGTATCCTGGCTGGAGAGGATCTCTGGGCTGAGGTGTCCTCCAACGAGGTCAT